CTTAGCTTTGATAATGTTTCCAATGACTTCTTTTCCATCCTTCTCCTTTTTCTTTCCGAGATAAATGATTGTACTTGCTGCGTACTTGAGTCCGCTACCTCCTCCCATCTCTTTAGTTGGTACATAAGCTCCGATGACATCGTATGTATGATTCGTGACAATGAGGGGGACATTCGCTTGACCAAGTTTTAGGGTTAACATTCTAAACGCACCTTTGACTAATTGGGATTTAGTCATATCACGGACTTGTTTATCGTCCAAGGCGTCTCTAATTTCTTTCTCAGTAGAAAGCATACCCAAAGAATCTAGCACAAACATACAGGGTTTGCGTTCGTCTATGGGCATTTGAAGATATTTATCAACTGCCTTCAGTGCTTTAGTACGAAATTCCTCAATGGTTACTACATTAATAACCACAAACCTCTTAGTATCAATATTACGAGACTCTAAAAGTGCCCTAGTAATGCTACTCTCAGTATCAAAATAGAGTACATAAGCATCGGGGTTAGTATCCAGAAAGTTCTTGGCCACTGAGAGAGCGAAAAAAGTTTTTCCCGTACTAGATTCTCCAGCAATTGCAGTGATCTTATTACTAGATATCCCACCAAAAATACTACCTGATACGAGTCCATTAAAAACCAGTGAACCTGTATCAATAAAGGATTCACTATCCGATATATCGGATGCGAGTTTGGTGTAGTCATCTCCTATCTCTTTTACAATATCTTTTAAAAAATCCATTCTTCAATTTATACGAACGTTAGTAGCTAAACCAAGTTTCTTTAATAATACTATATGATACCACGTTAAGTCAATCTGTCCGGGCAATAAACCTTGTTTTGCTGAACTTGGAAACGCATGATGGTTATTGTGCCAACCTTCTCCGAAAGTTAATGCTGCTACCCACTTATTATTAGTAGAACTATCACCTGCTTCCAATAAAAAAGGTTGAGTTCCCCATTTATGATTAGCAGAATTAACTAACCATGTTACATGATATACGACAACTAACCTAAGAGGTATACCCCAAAGGACAAATGCCCATCCACCCCATAGATAAAGCATCAATCCCAAAAGGATCTGTAAGAAGATAAACCATTTGTCCAGCCATACAAAATAAGGATCCTTCCTCATATCTCCTGCATATCTACGAACTCTTTTCTCTCCAGGAACCCTAACAAACATCCATCCAATATGACTCCAGATCAATCCCCTCTTACTGTTATGAGGATCTAATGCTTTATCAGAATGTTTATGATGCTGACGATGTAATCCTACCCATGTAATAGGTCCATACTCTGCACTAAGTGCTCCACACGTAGCAAAGAATCGTGCTAACCATTGAGGGACTTTAAATGCCCTATGAGCTAACAATCTATGATATCCTAACGTCACACCAAGACAGGCTGTAACCCAATACAGAATAAGAAAAGTTGCTACTGATCCCCAACTCCAAAACTGAGGAAGCAGTGCAACTCCTGCAAATATATGTATTGCTAGCATGAATAATATAGTTGGCCACTTAATATTGCTCAAATCACAATCCCTTTTTCTCTAAGTGTTCTTTTATAAGGTCCATTTGGATTCTTCTCTCTAACCTCTTTAACTTCCTTTAATAGATGATATAATCTAGCATCACCACCCAAAGCAAGTGCTTTAACTATCGTTGATAAATCTTTGTCGTTGATAGGAAGATCCATTAGGAAAAAAACATCTCTAGGTTTACAGTTTTTTCTACACTCCACCCAATAGCATCTAAGATGATCTTAAGTGGTTCTAAGAAGGCTTTATTAAATTGTAGATCGTAGTCAATATACTTGTCAAGACCAATCTCATGGGGGAAGTCCTGAATAAACGATATAATATTCTCATGAATAATATTAGGTTTTTTCAGGTAACAAAACTTGACCTTTTCACCATTCTGAATAAGGGAATATTTATTATCCAACTTATTTTTTTTAACATAATAGTTGTATAACAATGCACCCCGTATATGTATAGGAGTTCCTTTTGCATATATTGTAGAATGTGCCTGATACTTAGTAACATTCGATGCAGACCGTGGAAATGATATCTCTTCTGGTGGCAATGTCTTGAATTTCTTACGTGACTCCTCAATAAAATTAATCACTTCATCTTCAGTACCGTTCATCATAAGTTTAAGTGCATCCTTAATCATCTGACGACAAGGTGCTGGTGTAGAGGATTTAACCGCCTCAATACCCATCATCTTTAACTTTGGTTCTTCATACCTAACTCCTTCACTATCCCATACATTTAAAATGTAACGTTTTTTAGCAGTCCATATACCCCTGTCAGCAATATTCTCCCGTGCCATCACCATCTTCTGGTCATATGCATTTACGTAGTCGGCCAATTCTTGGTAAGAACTTTCAATAAAAGGCTCAAATTCCATTTCACAGACCTTATTAAGGAACGTGACAACGCCCTCATTAGTTTTCTCTCTCCCCTCGTATACACGTTCAACCAAAGGACCCAAGTTAAGATAAATGGAATCGGTATCAGAAGCAATAACATAGTCAACATCCTCAGTTTTTAAGATCTTATTGATCTTTTGGTTCATTTTATTCTCTATCCATCGGATAGAAACCTGACCAGATAAAGTAATAGCTTCAGCATTCGCCAACTTATAATACCGAAAATACTGGTTGCCAATAGCGCCATAAGCGCTATTAAGTGATATCTTCTTAGCCATCTGAATGTTATTGCATCGAGCAATTTCTTTCTCCAATACCTTACTGGGGGTCTTCTCATAGTCCTTCTTTGCTTGAATCATTCTTTTCTTGAAGACCACACGATCTCCATACATCTTATCCATCAACTCTGGTAGGAATCCACGCACGTCCTTCCTGTATTGCGCTCCATTGGCACAAGTAGCATAGTCACTACCAATCTCTACCTCTTGCTTTAAAAACCTCTCAACGCTTGCGCTGGGATGTCTAGCCTCGATGAGGGTCTCCGGGCTGATATTGTATTGCATAATAAGATGAGGATACAAGCTATTAAGGTCAAAAGAGACAACCCAATCATAGCGTCCTGGTTTCGGTTCCTTAACATACGCCCCTGCATACTTTTCGTTCTTTTGTGATTTGTTTTTAGGCGGGATTACAATATTTCTTTTCTTAAGATAATTATATATGATATTATCCCACATCCGGACTTGATAGAAAACATCATTGTAATTTACCTTAGCATCATATGCCATGGTAAGTGCGAGTTCAATCAGTTTCATCTTGTCCTCAAGACGATCAACCAATTCTACGTCAACAATATTATACTCAATGAACTTCTGCCATCCTTTATTATAAAAGTCTTTGAAAGTTTCAAACTCACTGTGATCTAATTTCTTCTGCCCTAATTCTACCTCAGCAATATAATCCAATCTATAAGACTCCTGTGCCTTATAAGTAAACTTCTTATAAAGGTCAAGATAATCTAACTGAGTTACTCCACCCACATCAAAAGTGGTATGAGTACGTCCCATAAGATGTATTTCTCCCTCACTACACAACCCCCAGGGAGACATCCTCTTCATCAGTTTCTCACCAAGCACCCTCCTAAGACGCTTACAAATATAAGGAATATCATATAGTTGAATGTTCCACCCAGTAATTACATCAGGAACATCCTGCATCCAATAATTAATGAATGAACCTAAGAGTTCATGTTCCGTAGGACAATGATGATATGTTACATCCTTCCTACTATTCTTAAAGGGTTTAACACCCCAAGTAGTGATTTGCTTTGTTGTATAGTCCTGGATACTAATTGCGAGGATCTCTTCACTGCACGATTCAACATCCGGAAATCCTTCCTCAGACGCAACCTCAATATCAAGAGTAACCAATTTAATCTTACTAATGTCAAACTTGATTTCATCCTCAGGGTATTTCTCCGATATGTACTGGTAAATGTATCTATCGTGACCGTATATCTCAAATCCCTCAACATCTTCGTATTTCTTATAGAACTCACGACAATCCCTGACCGTTCCCGGATTAATAGCTTCAACTTTTTCTCCACTTAACGTTTTATATTTAGCCTTTCCTTTAGATTTAACAAATAAAGTGGGGAAAAACTCATCCCTATGCTCATATCTTTTGCCACCATCAACACCCCTAACCAGGAATTGGTTCCCGATTAGTTGGACATTAGTGTAAAACTTCATTCTTTAATAAGGTCCAGGTATTTTTCAAGGAGTGTGGGAGTTGGTTCACACAAGGTCAGTATTTTATCAGAACTAATCATGAATATATCATCTCTTGTAATATTAATTAACCAAGGAGCTAGAACCAATACCCCCTCTTCAAGA